GTATCATAGCCTTATGAGTAGTTTGCGGTGATGATGGTGGCTTTTCTTCTCCAGACGTTCTAGCATTACAGCTGAAGCAATAAGTATGGCCGTCAGAGTAGACGCTATTAGCATCGGACGAGCCACAGTTAGGACATGCTGTGTGGTAGCAGAACTCGGATTCTTCATTTACATTTGAGCCAACTAATTGGGATTGCATAGGAGGCACACCAAGGGAAACCGTGTTTCTCGGCCCACATGGCATAAGTGGTTTTTGAGCGTTTAGATAGTTTGTTATATGGTGATTGAAATACAAAACGAATGTCAAGGTCAGGATGAGCCTTCTTAACAGCTAGCATTTTACGTCTATCTGTTGACTTAAACCAACCTTTACATTCTAAATAAACATCCCCAACCCTAAAGTCAGGGATGTAGTTATGTTCTATGACATATGGTAGCTTGTCTTCCTCATAAGTATATTTCAATCCTAACCGACCTAATATAGCAGCTACCTCTTTTTCAAGAGTGCTTCTCATTAGAAGTCTTCATCCTCTTCAGTGTCTTCAGCAGCTACAGGGTTGGGTGTGGATACCTTGAATCCTTTCGTGGCTCCAAATAATGCTGTAGCTTCTTCTGGGGTCATATCTCCGTCATCAACAACACCAGCTCCAGTATTTAAACTGACAACTTGTACTGCCTTTAACTTCAATGATGTACCAATATCACCTGCTGGTAGCACGTATGGCTTTTGGAAAAAAGCTAACTTAACCATTGTACCACTATATATGGGGGTACTCTCGTCAGTTATTGCAGTACCCTCTGTGTCAACGACAACAGGTACATACTTGTCACCATCTTTCCAACTGAATCGTACTTGGTAGAATCCTGGCTTGTTCTCTATTTCCTCCCAAGGCTCAGGCTTTACTGTAACCCTCTTGGGATTCTTTGCCTTGCTTCTAGCCCATTCAAGAGCACTCTCACGCTCTTCCTCTAGGTCTTTGACAAAACTTTCTGGTAAGACAGCAGCTAACTTATAGCCCCACTCCCCAGGTTTTAGAACTGCTTGGAACCCATCAAGTAATACAGGCTCTTTAGTAACATATGTAGTCATTAAGCGTTCTCCTTTGTAGGTGTTAACGCTTTAACTTCAGAGTTTAACTTATCATAAAACTCTTGAAGCTGTTCAATCTGTACTTTAACCTGTAATAACTGCTTTTCCTTAGCTTTAAGTTCAGCAGCTTTAAGTCTTTCTTCAGACACAACTACTATTGTAGGTGGTGTAAAGAAACTATCAAAAAATGGTGAATACATGTTTAACAAAAAAAGTAAGTGGAATTAGTGACAACATTAGGATCTAATGTGCCTACTATTGGCGGTGGCTCTGAGGCATTAATGGTGTTTCCAAAACGTGTAAGCCAGCAATCTCTTGTGAAGATATCGGTGTAGGTTTCTCGCACAAGTGAGTTGAGTGTTCCCATGTCTCCTGCTCTACAAAGAACTGAGTCATGGATGACTGTGAATGGTCCATTAAACTTTTGAAAAGAACTGTGCAGTATGGAGGCATCCAAGGAATGTATGAAATTAGGAGCAGTACTAGACCGATGTTTTCTAGGACAAGGAAATTCAATAACCTCCCCCTCCTCATCTGTCTTAGGTATTCTAACTCGTACTCTACCTAATAACTGTAATTCCATTTGAACTGTTTCAATATGGTTTCGGACTTGATTGATAACAAAACCTGTTGGGCTTTCCCATTCAACTTCAGTACCACCATTCTTGATGTATTCTCCTACATGTTTCTTGATCCAACGCATAACACGCATTGGTCCAGGAACTATAGCATCCATACTTTGGTAGACAGCATTGACAACCTCAGTTAACTCATCAGGTTCAGGGTCAATACCCTTCTCCTTCAAAGCTTCCCTAATGTACTTCCGAGATGAGTCTTTAGTAGCATTATAGGGTATTGTCATTACGGTTCTTTTGACCGTCTTCCTGTCCATCCAAGCTTGCATCCGTTCAGGCAGATACTTCTTGGCTTCTGTGGCAACAGCTTTATAGGCATCACTAGGTCTATCTGAAGGACACACATTAACAAGACCAGCTGTACTAGCATCTTTAGCTAGACCAGCAAGAATCTGGAGTCCTGAACACGTAGCATCTACAGCTACCATTAGACCTGTGGTGTTTTTATCACACTCTATGCAACAGTGGTAGTATTCGTGACATGCAGCCATGAACTGCCAAGGTTCTTCTACGTCTTCCCAATCAGGAAGACTACCTATCGGGTCTTTAGCGACCCTTGTTATTAAGTCTCTATTGTTATCTACCCATTGCACTCTCTCGATGATGGTGGCTTTATCTAAACCAAAAGTAGTAGCCACTTGAAAGGCTAACCACGTTGACACTGTTCCCCCATCTTTACCTACAGGCTGTTCATCAGCGAAGCGAATACACGCCTTACCAAAGTCTGTATCTTGAGGAGTTAAGAAAGCAGGTATAGGATATGCTCTTCCTCTGTAATCAAAAGACCAGCATAAATAATAGACCTCATCTCTAAACTTTCTAGCAGCTTCCATCTGTGTTCTAGTTCTAACTGATCTCTTAAAGTTAATTCGATCAGCATTATAGCTTTCAGCCATCAACCTTCTCCATGCCAGATTTTTCTCTTTATCCTCATCGGCATCAGGAGGTCTTGGCGGTTTAAAAGAGGGGGCTATAGGAATAAATTTTCCTACTACTCTTCCTGTTCTTTCAAACTCTTCAGCTACACCCAGAACATGAGTGTTCACACGGTATTTAACCTTCTGTAGCTTATTTAAAAAAGCTATCGGAAGTTCTCCGTGTATAACGAAGGGGTTGCTCCTTCTCGTAAGATCATGGCCCTTCATAAGTCTATTTACAACATACCCACCGTAAACAATCTCACCGTCTTTATAACCCCAGTCATTAGGCTCTATTAACATAGGCCAAGGTATACCACTGAACATCTCAGCTGTTTTGATAAGTTCATCCCTCTTTTTAGTAAAGGATTTTGTAGGTACCACCCTTGAAATCTTACGTTTACGATGGTTAGTCTTTGTCTCTATTTCAAACCAACCAGTTGTTTTCATAACAGCTAACAAACCAAACTTACCTAAAACAATACGAGTCTTTAGACTCCATTTGTACCACCGAATGTCACGTTCACCAAACTTCTGACTAGCTATACTTTCTTTTTGAATAGTACCACAAGCGTCATGGAAATAGGTGTCTTCGATGTATTTCATTAGCCCAGGATGTTCAGACTTATACCATCTAAACTTACACTCAGCTTCTAATGCTTGGCCTATCTTAGTGATAACATTAAGTACATAGTCTTCCTTGTTACGGGTGCTGAATACCTGATCGAATGTAACCTTCAATACTATTGATGCAATAGCTATTGATTCCAATTCAGTTAAGTATTTAGCTACGGGTTGGTAATACTTACCAGCTTGACCATTGGTTAACTTCCAGAACTCCTTGTCTATGTAATCCATGAGCAATGGGAGTGCAGCCGTTATTGACGGTACTCCGTACACGCTTGCCGAACTGTACGACTTGCTCTCCAACTTCTCTATTGAATCTTTCAGCCTCTGTTTTCCACAAGAGATCGCCTCCTGTTCCAATAGAAATTGTTGGTTGATCTGTGAAGGTGTCGCCATAAGCTAAAAGCATAGAGTAGTCGTGCTCATCCAGAGCTTCAATCTGTTGTTGTGTTAGGTCATGTGTCATAGGTTTTACATGCGGGGTCGTTAGGGTGTTGGGCACAGTATGCTTCCATACTGTCATAACATTTCCAGTGTGGTAAGAAGAATCCAAGTTGATTCTCCTCTGGTTTATTCTTTACTTGCAAGGCTCCCAAAACTGCAAGGATGATGAGTAAGTTATCGACATTTTCAGTGTCGTTGAGGCTGATAGCAACCTCACCGTCATCATCATCTACATAGTAACCTTGTCTATCAAGTAATTGTGCGAGATCGTGTACATTAATCAAAGGCATCCTCTGGTAGTGTGTCCTGTAATGAATCATAAGTCATAATGGTAAAGTCTTCCCTGTTTGCAAGCAAGTCTCTCATCCATCTATGAGCATGTCCTGTTTGTTTGTAAGCTCGTTCCATAATGGTACCGTTCTTACGGTATGCCCTTACAATAGCTACATGTGATTCTGGTAAGTTCCAGTTTTCAGCAGCTCCTAAGCACATCTCGCTATCAAATTGTGTGAGTTGATCAGTAGCTTTCCAGCGGTTAACCTCACTTATTCTGTTGGGAAATGGGTCTTGTCTTGTAGCCATTGTATTTACTAGGTGGGTCTTTGGTAGTGTGGATAGAAGTAACAACGATCATGCCTATGAAAAGCCAGGCTAAACCGCCTATGGGATATACCCATTCTGGTTTCTTACTCATTTAACAGCTTATCATAGTATTCAGAAGGGTGGTCCTCATACTCAGGTAAGGAAGCATACACCTCCTCACCTAATGGTAGCATACAGCCGTTATACTCACGCTTATGGAAATCCTGGGCATGTTCCCATAAGCCTGTGCCAGAGGTATCAGTGATTGTACCTCTCTTTGATGAAAAGGGTGATACTCTATCACAGTACCAGAAGTCAACTCCATTATCCATTAGCAGACTTAGCATCTGACTAGGATCTCGGCCTTCTTGCTCTGAGACAATTAGAAGTACTTCCTCCTGTTTGGGTGTTAGTGTGATCATTAAGCTGCCTTAGTAGAGCCTTTAGTCTTTCCTTGCTTTGACGCAAGGCTTGTGGGCGTAATGTCCTGCAACCCGATTTCCTTCTTGAGTGATGCTGCCAGTTCGGCGTTATGTTTGAAGAGTCCACTTACGAATTTGATAATGGTTTGTTCTTTGATCCCTTCAAAGCGTATGCTGTCCTCATAGTCCTCGGTCATGACAAGGGCATCGTGGTCAGAACAGTAAAACATGCTAGGATCTTTCATGTAGTACTCGTGTGTTGTCTCGAATTTAAGCATGGTGCGCTCGATGATGGTGGTTTGGTCAGATAGTTTAGGGCTTGACTCATCAAATCAGGATCGTCATTGAATTTACCAAACCCAAGGTTACAACTGTTACATATATAACCTCTGAATTGATCGGTGTGGTGGCAGTGGTCCAGCACCCACCGAGAGGTCAACCTATTACAGGCTGGGCATGGCCCAGGTGGAGGAGGAGGGTTCTCTTTGCGTAGCCTAGCCCTAACAGTTGCTAACTGATTAGAGCAAGCCTTACATGTATTCTTCCTACCTGCCCCTACTGTTGAGAATAGAGGGAAATCCTCCAAGTCTTTAAGCGTATCACACGCTCTGCAGGTTTTCTGGGACATTAGCATCCACGTTATAGTGTGAATAGAGATAGTTATCCTCTAGGTCAGAGATACCTAGCCCAGCTAACACGTCATGGTGTAACTCACCGTTGTCAGGTATTGTGATAGTCACAACATCCTTCTCTTTGTCATAGTTGATACTCCTTTCGATTAAGGTAGGTTCAACTGATTTGTCAAAGAAGAGTACTCGTGTATCCTCCTGGTATGATCCAGTGTAAGGCTCAGACATTGTAACCTCCTGCAAAGTATGTGAAGTTGGTACGCTCTGGCTTAATACAGTTCTCATTAACCCAGAAACCCAGGCTCATCCTGTCATTAATACAGAGATTAAGACATGCACGCTTGGATACATTGTAGTAAAGATACTCAGTACCTGCCTTAGTCTTAACCAAGACAGTACCATTCCAGAAGTCAAGGATCTTGATGTCCTCAACCCATTGTGATGATCGTTTAGTTGGTTGCATAATCAATAGTTTTGATGGATGTTTTTAAGAAAGATGTACAGTAATACTACTATACATACCCAGACGATGAAGGTAGTCATAACTCATCGTGCCACTTAGTACCGAAGGAAGCCATCATGTCCTGATCAGATGGTTCATCATCGTCATCATCATCTAGTTCAGGTATGGTGTATGTATCACCATTCTCTATCCGTTCCTGTCTATACCTCTTGCGTTCTAGTCTTAGAATTGCAAGCCATACATCTTCAGGGATAGGTTGCCCATTAGTCATAGTCGGAGATGTTCCAGTGCCCTGATGGGTGTCGGATGTCCTTGTAGTTTCTGTCATGTAAATCAGTGAGAACGGCTAGTATGGCTGGATC